TCAAAAGCGCTTGATTCTGAGCAGTTTCCTGCTGTTGCTTCCAATTTAGCACCTCACCTCTGACTTGTGCAAGTTCATTTTGAATGGCGTAAAAGTTGGGATCAGTAGGCTGAAACTGAGTTTCGCCCATATTGATGCCGTACTGTTGCGCTAATTGTGCAAAATAAGCCTGTTTTTGTTGTGGCGAGCCGTGGCGCAAGACGTTATCAGCTTCCATCAAGGCTTTGACCGCCTGCGGTGCTTCGATGCCTAAACCACGGATGTTGTTCATGTACGGCTCAATGGCCTGCTGCATTTGGTCAGCATATTGAGCCTTGGAAAGCAAAGGCTGAACGCCTGCTTTCATTTCTTCTTCACGTTTCCAAGCGTATTCTTTTAGCTTCGGATCAGCTGTTGTCCACGCCTCGTGGTAGTCCTTTTTCCACGATGCTGGCGGTCTTTCCCAGACGGGAGGCTCTGGCGCTTCAAGATCGGGTTCGGCTTGCGTCTTGACTAGCTCGACTGGTGTTTCATTCTGAACCTCATCGAACTGCTGTGACAGTAATTCTCGACGATCTGGCTGTTCAGTATTTTCCAATTTATACCCCTTTTAGGTAAATTTACGGCGTAGTTGTGTAAGAACTTGATTAGCTTGCTTATGCGTCATGTTTGCCAGCTGTTGCCGCATGACTTCCCGTCTAGTGTCTATCGGTGGTGGCAACTTGGTTTCCATCTTTTCGTTACCCACCTCGATGCAACCATGCTGTCGTAGATGGTCACGGTGTACCGAACGGCTCGTAATCATTGAACCGTCAATCATGGACTTGTAGGGCGCAATGTCAGGCATGACCATTGGGCCGAGGCTCTCGTAATGCTCTTTTGAGCCTTTCTCAACCAGTTCGCCATTAACGTATATGTAAGTTTTCTTCATATCAATATTAAAACGTCCTCATCGTCCATTTCAAGGTAAGCGTTGTAAATCTGCTCAACTTTGTCAAAACTAGCCAACATTGCATCGTAATCAATGACCGCTGGCGCTTGGATCGTAGCTTGCGTAATGACAAACGGTTGGGCAATTTCCTCCGCTACTTCAGGTTTGCCTTCAACAATTCGCTCATATAACGCTAATACTTCATCACGCCGAGCTTTGGCTTTTGCTGCTTCTTGTCTGCGGTATTCTTCTTCTGCCTTTTTGCGTTTGCCCCCATCGTGCATATCCATTTCTATAATTATCGGAGGTGGGATAATTACAGAAGGAATTGCCGCAAATGGCAACGCAGCAAAGGCAGCAAACCCAAACATTATTCAGCCCAAGGCAACGGTGCGGGTTGCGGAGTTACAACTTTTTGAGCATCAATCTGCGCTTGTACTTCAGCCTCCCACGATGCAATGCGTTCAGAACCCGCAGCGTCTTGCGTCCAACCAATCGCTTGCGCCTCAGTCACATCTGCGTATGGCGTGTAATTTTTTGGATCAGCAGGCAAAATATTGATTGAATAGCTTACTTGCCCCGACAAACCATCTTGCGTGTCGCTAATAGTAAAGTTGGTCATTGTCACCATATCTGGTGCAATGTCGTTTGTAACCATCATTGAGTTAATAGACCATTTCATTGTTTATCCCAATTAAGCCGTGTAAGTACCTGATGCTGTGTAAGTCAATATTGTATTTGCACCGCTAGTTGTAACCGTTGGTGAGCCTGTCGTTGTGCCGCTGTAACGCGATGTTGGGACAGACAGAACGACAACGCCAGATCCACCGTTGCCACCTGTAGTTCCACTACCACCTCCGCCACCACCAGTATTTGTGCTGCCATTAGAACTTGCCGCACCACCGCCACCGCTACCTGCGCTGCCTGAAGTTGTAGAAAATCCAGCACCACCACCCGCATAAGTTAAGCCCGTAATGGATGATGTAGAACCATTACCGCCATTGCCGCCAATAAATGTTAATGCTGTAGGGTTACCAGCAGTTCCCACAGCACTAGCACCACCACCGCCGCCACCAGAACCATAACCCCCTGCACCGCCGTTATTGCCTTGGCCGCTTGTACCTGTACCTCCAGCATTTCCAAGGGTTGAACCCCCGCCACCTGAACCACCGTTATTTCCCGCACCAGTAACTGCTGCGCCGCCACCCGTTGAAGTAATAGAACTAAAAACTGAATTTGAACCGTTTGAAGAACCGCCGCCAGCACCGACAGTAACCGTATAGGATATGCTGTTCGTAAGAGTTAACGAACTGCTTAATAATCCTCCTGCACCGCCACCACCGCCTGTTGAACTTCCACCGCTACCACCTCCCGCAACAACCAAATATGAAACGGAATACGGAGATGTATCTTTCACAAATGTTTGAAATATGGCGTGTGCAGCAAACATTAGTATGTGTACCCTTGTGAGGCTGTGCCGTACCAATTAGTACCGTCAGCAACAAACGCAATAATGTCTAGTTTGCCTAATGTTGCGGTAATAGTCGGTGCGCCGCCTGAATTCCATTTAACACCTGTAAATGTTGCAGTTGTTGCAGAACCCGCTGCGGGTTGTTTTAACAACAAAGTAAACGACTTGCCTGCTGTCGCTGTTGGCATCGTAAACGTGCAGGCCGTGGCTGACGTTAATGTAGCGGTCAATACCGTACCAGCTGTAATTGCCAACGTAGCAGATGCGCCAACTGTGCCGCTTGCTACGATGGTTTCGGTGTATGCAGCAGTTGTTAGCGTGTTAGAAAGAGTAAGTGATGTTGTGCTGACAACGCCTGTGCCTTTTGGCGTAAACGTTAAGTTAATGTTTGTGTCTGAACCTTGGGCTGAAAGCACGGGTGAAGCTGTTGTAGCTGCGCCTGTAAAGTTTAGGTAGTTGACTGCGGAGGCTGTGTGAGTGATCGCCGCTTGTTGAGCGCCAAAGTTATTTGTGTAAAAAGCAAAACCTTGCGTTCCTTTAGTTGTAAACCCCATTGCAATATTGGCATCACTTCCTTTAGCGACAAAAACAGGTGCGCCTCCTGTAACTGCACCGTAAAAACCTATAAAATTTACTGAACTTGCAGTAGGGTTAATTTCTAATGCAGAGTTAATTGTTACTGGATAAGTGCCTTTACTGTTAACTAAAAGACCCACATTCGCATCTGTGCCTTGAGTTGTTAACGCTGGGTATTGCCCCGTAACCGCACCCACAACTTGAGCATAATTAACCGCACTCGCCACGTTTTCAACTTGCAGCGACTGATTGCCCGACAAGCCACCAAGTCGTGTAGCACCGCTGCTGTTTAGCGTAGAGAACGATCCCGCTGCTACGGTTGTAGCACCGACTGTTGTGCCATCAATTGCACCGCCTGTGATTGCTACGCTGTTGGCTGCTTGCGTGGCAATCGTGCCAAGCCCTAGTGCAGTCCTAGCAGCTGCCGCTGTTGATGCACCTGTGCCGCCGCTTACAACGGGCAACAAAGCACCTGCTGGCGCAACAATCGTTGTGCTGTCGCTGTATACAGCCTTTTCAGCAGGGTAAGTCACAAACACGGTCAATGTGCCAGTAAAGGATATTGCGCTGCCAGTAGACGATGAAATTAAGGTAGTGCGAGCAAGCGTTCCCGCCCCCACCGTACCAACCCCGACCTCCCATGCGCCTGTATCGCTTTGGATTGTGTAATAACAAGTATTACCGTTGCCAATGCCTGCGCTAAAAGTTTGGTAGCCAGAACTAGCACCATCAAGCGTAAGCGTGCCTGTGCCTGTGGTGGTGCTTGTTTCCTGTACACGGTCTGCGAGAACGAGTGCCATTATTGAACGACCTCCACGCCAATTGCTTTACCGTCTGCGCCCCGAATAATCCGTTTAGGTGCTGCCATCACGCCAACAGCGCCATCAATGCGGTTCATTGTCTGACCGATCATGTCAGCCATGTTGTTGTGCATTTCGTTCATTCGATTCATCGCTACGGCTAGATTATTGCCCAACTCTTGCGTGACTTTCTGACTTGCCGCCTCTTGTGCCTCAAGCAATGGAATGTCCATGCCAGGGTTAGCACCGATCCTTGCCACCGTAATCTTAGTGGCCTGCTCAAGCTCAACCTTCCAACGCTCTAACTGGTCAGCGTGATCCAGCTCTGCTTGTTTCATAGCTTGCAAATGTTGTTGTTTCTGCGCCTCAAGTGCTGCGTCGGCTTGCATCTTCATTTGTGCAATCTGCATCTCAGCCTGTGCTTTGGCTTGAGCAATCTGCCCATCTGCTTGCACTCGCATTTGTTCGGCTTGTGCCGTAGCTTGCATCTTCATCTGCTCAGTTTGCGCTTGAGCTTGCATTTTCATTTGCTCAAATTGCTGCTCTGCTTGCATCTTCACAACCTCTGGATTCGGTGGTGGTGTCTGTCGCGCTGCTTGTTGCTGTTTCATCTGCAATTCTTGCATTGCTTGGTCAATCGTACCCTCAATCGGTGCAGCTTTCTTGTATGCGCCAACGCCAAACTTGACCAATTCGATCAGCATAGGCACTAACTCTGGCGCTTGTTGACCCATTGGCAACGCTTGCGTCAAGAACCCACCCATAGCTTGCAAGAACTCAACTCGCTCACGTTTGTTTTGGTTCTCGTCGATCTGCACCAGACTATCTGAGTCCACTTGGATACGGAACGAACGTAAAGGCTTGTCTTGGATTAACTGCAACGCCTGCGGGATTAGCGCCTGATCTGCTGGTTGCATGGCGCTTGCCGCTGCGTACTGGAGGATTGTGCTTGGCTGAAATTTAGTGCAGATAACTTGTGCTTTTAACTGGAATAGCTCACTCGCAAACAAGGCAACATCTTCTTGCATTGAGCGCAAGCGCAATCCTGCATACTGACCCTTAATCTGTTGTGCCGTAGCGGTTTCAGAGGCTTGTCCCTGTCCCCGAATAATGTCACTAATACCTGTGATTTCATAAATTTGGGTTTTGATTTCATTCATTGCTCGATAGCATTGTATGAGCGTTGCCGCCATCACATCAATTGGCAACAAGTCAATCGACCCTTTTAATCCGCCCTTTTCAGAAAACGCCATCCACTTATCAACTGGGATTAGTGTATTGTTATCGCCCTCAGTCAAAAGACGCTGCAATGTAGGTTGTGATGCGTCATAGACCCCACGCACACGCAATGCCTTAACCAACCCGTCAATGCGGTCAGTCAAAATGTCTAAGTCTGTCGCTTGGTCTTGATACAGCACAAAGTCTGGCACAGGCACAAGCGTGTCGCTAGTCATCGTGGCGTACAACGGTTTGGCACACGGGAAGAAGTTCTCAAGCTCTAGCGGATCGTCACGCTCGTCAAGAATGTTTGGGCAACTCTTGCTGATCCAGTACACCTTGCCGCTTTCTTTGTCCCAAAGCTCGCAAATCTTAGCCCGTGTGAAGTCTTTGGATTGGGTCGAATACTGCTTATTGGTTTCAGGCCCTGCATCCAACGGAATAGATTTAGCCGTTTCTTCGCCAAAACGTTCGATCATGCTGTCTTTGGTCATGTACACCCAGCGCCATACTTGAGTGACTTCCTCCCATGTTCTAGCTACAGAGTGACCAAAATCTTTCCAATGCACATAATCTGTAGGCGCACACTCGTACTCAATTTCCTCTTGTTGCTCGGCTTCTTCGCCCATAGCGCCATCGAGCGTCATTGCAGTCTTGACTTGCTGACCTGTGCTGTCAACCTCGTCCACATCTTCAGTAACTTGCAGCCCATCTTCAGGAATGTCTTGCGCCCGAACGTGCGGCTCGTAACGAACCCATGCCACGCCTCGACCACCTAAGAACCTGTCCTCGACTGCGTGTTTCATGGTCGATCTGAAATCGGTGTAATGCTCAATCTCAAAGTCCAACGCACGTTCGATCAGCTGCGAGGCAACTCTAGCAACTGGATCGTTATCGCCAAAGCGTCGGGCAACGTCAGCTTTAGGCAACCTGGCATAAACCGATGGAATCAGCGTCTGTACGTTTGACCACAGAATGTTGAATTTAGCGGTTTCGTTAGTGTTCTGATTGCGGTTGTCATCACGGTAGCGTCGCACAATCTTAGTGGTGCGAGCTTCCCACTTTTTAAATTCATTGTCGTATTGACTGATTACATTCAGCCATTTTTGAACGCCAGTCAATGCTTCCATTTACATTCTCGCAAAAATTACGTC